ACATTTAAGGGTTCAATACCAGTAAATTCTTTTTGATAATCAACAAGTTGGTTATACTCATCAGGACTGAGGTTGTTAAACATCCTCCTTTTTTCTAGTTCTAAATTATCTATTACTGCCATTCATCACCTAACTTAAAAAACTACCTAAATTATTTCCACCTTGACCAGATAAAACACCGAGTCCTAAGATTCCAGTTTGTAGAGCAGTTAAATAAGGATTAGGTTGTTGAGCCTGAGTCAAAGTTGTTGTTCCTTGTGGCACACCCGCTAACATTCCTACACCAAAATTTAACCTTGAGAAAGGTTCTTCTTGTGCAGCTAAAATGTTTTGACGCATTGCTTCTTGTTGAGCTTGTCTTTGTGTTACATCTACAGCACCAATTCCACTTAATAAAGAAAGATCCCTACCTGTCGCTTGTTGACCTGTCAATCCCAAGGCGGCTGTTCTTTGTCCCATTGATCCCATCTGTCCACCTGCATAAAGTTGTCTTTGTCTTTGACCTTCTTGTGCAGCCTGAGCAGTAGATAAAGCTTGTAAATAATTAGTTTGTAAATCCTCAGCAATTCTTTTTGATTTAATATCTTGAATATTTCTTCCTAGTTCAGCTCTTTGTACACCTTCTCTACCACCACCAAAAGCACCTGCATTAATAGCATTTGCAGAAGCTTGATTTTGTGCGATAGCACCTTGCCTATCTATTTCTTTAAGAGCTTCTTGTGTTACGTTTTGTTGATACGGTGACATGAAAGCTGATACACCCGCATTAGGATCGTTTGGATTAAAAACTCCTGTGGAAGCCTGTAAATTTGCTTGACCTTGATTTGTTTGTGCCATTGCAGTATTTAAAAAAGGATCAAAAGATCCAATGCCTAATGTTTGTGGAGTAATGGCTGTAGCTGCAGTATTAGCGGCATCTATTAATTGTTGTTGAACAGGACTTAATGCAACAGCTTCTTGTGCAGGGACAGTTCGAGGTTGTGTGACTAAGCCTGGGACATAATTAGGATCAGAAGGATCAAGATTTGGTGTACCAAAATAAGTATTTAATAATTCTTGAGTCCTCTGCTGTATATACTCAGGAGGTAACTGCATGGAAACTTGATTTGCTGCTACCATTATGCCTTACCTCCAAATTCATTTTGAACACCGTACAAAAATTCTGCACCACGTTCTCTTGCATTCATTTTTCCACTACCACCCATAGATTCACCTAAACCACGAACAGTTCGTGCATTTACAACAAACTCTCCATCACTTAGCATAGCAGGAATATCATCAGATGTTTCTGTTCCCGGTCCTTCAATCTTACCATTTTTTCTAGGGAAGCCCCCTTTTGCTAATGACATAAGACCTCCGTCAGCTGCAAATTCTGTAACATTTTTTATTGGTGTTTGTTTATCAAAACCTTTTAAAGGAGTATCTGTAGTCACCATATATTTAGTCATATCTTCACCTTGATCCCCCTGATCTAAAATACTTCCAAATAATCCTGAGAAGGCAGTTAATCCTAAAATGTTTTTCATACTTAATAAATTTTCTGAAGGCTCTAATCCTTCACTCATATTCTTTTCAAGAAGCTTTAGAGCAGATGCTTTAGCTTCGTCCGATGCTTTAGAATTATTAATAATTTTTACTTGTGAATCATAATTTGACATAGCTTTCTCTATTGCACTTCCCTTATCCATTCCTAAAACTTCTCTACCCTTATCAAAGGCTGTACTAAATATGTCTGGGCCTTGTATGCCTTTATTAAGAAAATCACCACCTGGTAATTTACCTAAAAATTCCTGTCCTGGTCCTGTTCCACCTAAAAATTTAAAACCTTGTCCACCTGCATATCCTAGAGCAGCATTCCTAAAAGCTTCGTTAGCCTCATCGCCTCTAGCTAGTGATCCTATCCCTGAACCGAGAGCCGCGCCTCCTGGTCCGCCAAAACCGAAGCCAATTACTGCTCCTACTGCGGGTAATATATCTCTGAATTCAAATGCCATTATTTAAGCCCTTTTATACTATCTATATTTATAGTGAAAAAAGTGGTAATATGCAATATGTCAATGCGTATACCAACAAAAATTACTGTAGAGGAATTAGATTTAGTTGTAATTAAATGGGTTGACGCTTACGATGCATTAGGATCTGGTTGGTTTGATTTTAAAGAAATTTTTACAAAAGCACAATTAGCAAAATGCACAAGTGTGGGTTTTGAACTTTACTCCGATAAAGAAAAAATAGTATTAATTGGAGATGAAACACAAGAATTTGCAGGTAGAATCACTGTAATACCTAATTCTTGGCAATTATCTAAAGAGGTAATAAGAAAAGGTAAAAAACTTAAGGCAACCTAGTAAGCCATTTGTTATGACCTTCAATATCTTTATTATCTAAGGTATGAATCCATGTTTGTACATAACCTTGTACTACAGATAAATTAACAGGAACTTGATTATAATATTTATTAAGTCCTTCTCTTGCACCTTTATTAACAGATTCCATTAACCAATCATCTCCAAAAACGACACCTGTCTTTTTCATTTTGGGAAGCCAATTTAAGACATCATCCATAACTGCCTCATATTTATGATCAGCATCTATCATAATTGCGTCAAAATACTCATCCTCAAACAGTTTATAGATTTCATCTGTCCTACCTTTATGTACTTTAGTTATCCATCCTTCATCAATGTATTCACCACAATGTTGTATAAATTTATCATAAAATTCATCCATGTGATCATGTTCACCTGCTGTTCCTTTAAAAGTGTCAACTACATGAAACTCTAATTTTTTATTTTGTTCCTTGAGCCGTGATGCAAGAAAGTTAGTGCTTTTACCTAGTAAACATCCTAATTCAACAAATCTAGCACCTTCTGGTAAATAATGTGCAATCATTTCATATTGTTCAACGTAATTAAAATATCCTGGTATCTCAAACCATTTCATAGTTATTGTTCTCTCCTTTTCTTATTCGTCTAGTGTCGTTGCACCTGCAAAAACTTGGGGTGCAGTCACATGTACATCTCTTCTTATGTCCTCTTCTTTAGTATCAGTAGCAGGGTTGTCTATGTCTGCCTGGCACTCTTCATGTGAATTGTATTCTTGTCCTGTTTTTGTATTGGTAACAGTAGTTTCTACTTTAGCACTATAAACAGGAATTTTTTTACCATCTAGCATATCATATCTTAACAGCTTTGGTTCGTCTGTAATTTTTGCCATACTATAGTATTATAGGATAAGTCATGAAAATCAATAGGATTATTGTTGTTGTTTTATCTCTAAAACAGATACTTCAATCATAGCTCTGGAAGCAGCATTAGCTTGAACTTTTAAAGAGTCACCCTCAGCGTAAACCATACTAGTAGATATAGTATTAGTATCACTAGCAGATACATCGACTTGAAATACTTGAAGGTCTGCACTACCATTATTGTGGTCAATATTTACAGTAACTGCATTTGATCCATCGTAATTGTGGGTGTTAATTGTTTTTACAATAAAAGTAGATACAGGAACTGGTGGTGTTGCAGATACATCGGCGGTTGGAACGGTAAAAACCGTTGTCAAATCTGTAGTAGTAACATTAGCTATAAATCTTTTAAAAACGTCAGCCATTTAAAAACCACGTTCTTCTTGTGGCCTCCTCTTGTGTGTCTTGTGTATATTGCGTATTGAGTTGTTGCACTAACTCTTCCAATTGTCTAATTAATTCAGCAGACTGTTGAGCATCATACTCAGGTCGAGGATCAGGAAATCTTTGTAAAACTAACTTTGCCATGTTTTTTTCCTGTTAAAAATCCAAGAACAAAAGATATTCCTAGAAAACCTATAATTAAAATTGTGTGCCATAATAAAAACATTTTATCTCCTTCCGTCTGGTTGTATCTCAAAACGCTGTGTTCCTAGTCTCCAAGCTGTTCCTGTAGAATTTGAAACAACATTTACTGTAAATTCTCTGCCTCTTCCTCTCAAACTCACAAACTCTGTGCTATCTACAAAGCTAGTAGTTTTGATAACACTAGTGCTGTTGTTTGGATAGTTTTTAAATTCTAAATTCATATTCAAAGTTCCCTCTTGATTTTGCACATCAGGAATAAGCTTTGATACAAAAGAAAATTCATCGCCTTGACCTATTTCAACAGAACCTGATTTAACGTAAGCAGTGATGGCCGCATCATCACCGTTGTTACCAACTTCGTGTAAAAACATTTGACTAGCACCATCAGTAAGTCCAGATATAACTTCATTATTAGCCGTAGTTGTTTTTAAATAATCTGATGCTACTGGATTATCGTAAACTTCTCTATCAATCCAAGCGGTTCTGTCTAAAGTCCCAATCCACCAAGTTTGCTCTAAGTAGTTATATGCAACTACTGCATTAATTTGATCTGATCCTGTTCTATTGTAGAACCATAAAATTTCATTGTATTCACCATTATGTCCTGCAAAAGCATTTTCAGATCCTGTTTGATTAATATTATCAAATATATATTGCTCTACTGTGCAGGGTAGTTTTTTTACTGTTCCATCAAAGAGAAAGAAAGAATCTTGAGACATCCAATAAGAAACACCATTAATATCTATGCCTGCATGTTGTCCTATAATGCCACAGTTTTGACCAAGTTGTCTAAGACCAAAAGTAAAAGGTGGACCAATAAACTGCATAGAGTGTAGAGAAGTATCTGTCCAAACAAGGATTTGACCTCTTGATCTTTCTGCTGCCACGATTCGTGAACCGTCAGCAATTCTTAATGTGCCTGCAGTATTTTCTGCTGTCGGCTGATATGTTTCTATATCTTCTTGATTTGAAAATCTTATAAGTAAATCATCTTGAGCATTAGTGCCACCGATAGTTGGTTGAGATCCCATTAAAAGTAAATGTCTATCAGGTGTAGATATTAAACCCAGTCTAGATCTAGTTGGTGCGTTTGGAATAGCTACTGCTCTATTTGATATAGTCCCTGATGTGTCCCATTTAAAAGCTCCCCCATTTAATACAACTGCAATTAAATCTTCACCGAAATTATCTAATGACCATTGTCTTGCTTCTAATGTCACATTAGAAGATGAAGAAGGTGTACCCCATGTACCAGAACTCCAAGAGTCTGTTCCCCAACCAAAAGCAGGTACAGAAAACTCGGGACCAATATTAATTTGATACTTTGCATTTCCTGTGCCTCCACCACTTGCAGTTGATCCTGAAGCTGTAGCCGTAGATGTAACGACATAGGCATTATTATTAGCTACTGAAGTTACTTCAAATTCTTTATTCATGTCAAGACCATCGATGGCTGAAAAAGAATCAAAGGTAACAAAGTCACCTTTTTGTGCACCATGAGATGTGTCTGTTACAACAACAGAGGTTGTTGCGTTAGTAGTAAAAGGATTAGAAAGAGAGCTAGTGGTTTTTCGTATTGGAGTAATATCGTAGGCTAAACCTTCTTGTATAACATATAGTTTTCTATCTGTTCCAACGGCATTGTGCCTGGTTCCGTCAAGAGATATCCAAGCGTGTTGATCTCTCACTACTCCCACTAAAGTAGTAGATATAAACTTTTGCCAACCTTTGATTTTTTGTGGTGATCCTTGAAAAAAGCGCACATTATCACCATCAGTCCATTTATTTTCACCTGTATAATCAGTTACTTCTTTATTGATACCTGGTGCGGGTCTAAAATTAACTAAGGGCATTATTTCAATATACTCTAAATTTAATTATTTTTCTAGTATTACTGTTTGTAAGGCAATAGTAGTTCGAAGCAAAGAACTAATCCTAGTAGGAGCAGTTGCTCTATGTGGATATTTTCCATCAAAAACTATTAATCTGTCCTGTTTAAAAGAGGCAACTTCTTTTGCTTCTTTGTTTTCATCATATACAATAAACTCTCCTCCCCATTCAGGTTTCCAAGGACAGACACAATATAGGAAAGTGGGAGTGTTATAAGTAGAATCAGTGTGGATAGTTCCATCAAATCCAGAAGGATAAACATTAGCGTGCCACCTATAGATCTTCATGTTAGGTCCTAGAAGTAATTGATTACATTTTTTATAAATGTCATAAATTAAAGGTAAAATAAAATCTTTTTGATCTAGTGACGAAGTAAAGGAGTGAACAAAATCATCGTTACCTGAATTTAAAAAAGAAAGGTGCAAGTGTCCTTTCATAATATATTTATCAAAAAACCCAGTTATTAAACTTGAATCGTTAATAAAATTATCAAAAATTTTAATCATTTTTTTTAGCAACTAAACATCCCACATGGCCTTTAAATGCTCTATTGCCAAAGTGAGTCAGCGGACTTGCTAAATCTGCCCAAATTTGACCACCACATTCTTGCCACAAACGAGAAAAATAGTAGTCTTCAGATAAATATCTCTTTTGTTCTTCTCCTTGTTTAGTCTTTGTTTTGTAAGGTCCAACTGCAAAGAGATCATAACAATTATCAGATTTATAAGAACCGCCATTAACAATTTGATCTGACTCATATTTTCTTTCAGGAAACTTTTTCATCATTGTAGTAAATACTTCTCTTTTAACAAGCATCATTCCAGTTGCTGCTTCATTCACAGGAAAAAAACCTGCTTGTCCTTGTAAATCTCCAGGATTATCAAAATTTACATTGTAGCCTAATAATCTAGCTTCCATTTCTTCTTCACCAATATTGGGGTATTCTTGCATAATCTCTTTTATTTTTTCAAGATGTAAATGTTTTCTAGGATATATACCACAAGCTATGTCTTTATCTGCACAAAGAAGTCTTTCAATATTTTTCCATGTAAAACCTATGTCCGCATCAATAAATAATAAGTGAGTAGATACATAATCTGTTTGATCTAACATCATAGATACTATTGTATTTCTAGCTCTTGTTATAAGACTTTCATTTCCAATAGTTTGTATTCTAAGGTTAACATTATTAGCTGCAGTCCAAGCTTGGAGTTCTAATATTCCATGAAGTGTGCTTTCTGTTAACATTCCTCCATACATAGGCATCCCTAAAAATATTTTAAAGTTTTGATCTTTTATTTCTTCTGGTTTAATCATTTTGTTTCCTTTCATAAACTTGATCGCCAATAACTAAACAATCGGCATGACATTTTTTGAACATATTTGTTATTTGATCTGTAGACCCTACTATGGGTGAACCTGGTAGATTACAAGATGTATTTAACAATATAGAGAAACCTGTCAATTTTTTAAATTCCTGTAATAATTCGTAAAATGATTCTTGATTTTGATTTACTGTTTGTATTCTAGACGTTCCATCAACATGACATATTGAAGTAAAATCCTCTTTATTTTTTACATTGGCCTGATAATTCATGTAAGGACTTTCCCAAGCAATTTCAAAATGCTCCTTATAATCATCAACAAGCACACTTGCTCCATAAGGTCTATACCATTCTCTTTTTTTTATTTTGTTATTGATCTGATCCTTTGCATCTTTTATTGCAGGGTTCATTAAAATAGATCTATGCCCTAACGCTCTTGGTCCTATCTCACCATGTCCTTGTCCCCAAAAAACTATTTTACCATTAGCTAAATGTTCAGCTACTTTTTTTATTGTTCCTATAGATGCAAAATTCATATCTTCATCAGATTGACAAAAAGGAAAATTATTTATTTTAAATTCTTTTTCTAAACCTTGTTTTTTAAGTAAATAATATAAGGCTCCAATAGAAAGTCCATCATCATTACAATGAGGAACAATTTGAATATTTGGAAAATTACTTTTAAAATAATTATTTAATATTAAATTTTGTGCCGTTCCGCCACTGTAAGTAAAATGTGTATTAAATTCAAAAAAATCTTTTAAATGTTTTATTAAATCATTGGCATATTTTTCAGTCACATTCTTAATAAAAGAAGCCCTCATGTGAAAATCATCTTGATGTCTAGCTTCAAACAAATCATATCCTTGTTTATAATTAAAATTTCTTAAAGGAGTGTCCCTAAATCTTTCTTGCCACTCTGAGGAACGTAGACCAAAAGCCTCCCATGCCATTACTTTACCCGCAAAATCGCAAGCAACTTGATGTCTTTCCTTCCAACCCATTTTTTTTAACGTAGTGTCATAATAGTTATCAACATTAAAATACTCATTCATATAAAGACCACCCATTGATAAATGGTTAATATTACAAAATTTTAAACTTTCTTTTTTGTCATTCACTATTGTTAAGGATTCATTATCGGAGCCTTCACCATCATAAACCAAACCATTTTCACAAAAAGTTGATAGCTGATGAGCTGTGTGATGTCCAATGAGATTTACTTTAATTGGATAAAACATTTCTTCTAAAATTTTTTTATCGTCTACTTCATTAAACCAAGGAAATCCTCCTGCAGCTTGAACAATACATATTTCAATTATTTGATTGGTATTATAACCCATGTCTTCAAGATATATAGCCCACTCCTTAGCACTATTACTATCGTAATGTTTTATGCCATTCATTCTTTCTAACTTACAGTATTGAAAAGTATTATTTGTAATATCAAATATTGAAAAGTTAGAGTCATGCCCAAAACAATAAATTCCAACGTATAAGTTTTTCATCATTTTTTTATTTGCATGAAATTGTCAATAACTTCATTTGGTTCAATACGCATAACTTTTGGAGTGTTTGATATTAGATTAATATTTTTATCATAGGAGTATCTTTCTTTAACATTGTTATCATTCCAAATTACAACACCTTTGGTATTGCAAAATCTATTACTCGACATGTGATTAACAGAACTATCAATACCAATAAATCCCTTAGCATGTTTTAAAAGAAGTGCGTAATCCATATATCCTAATTTTGTTTCTATTTTACAAGTGTTATTAAAAAGGTCTTTTATTGAAAATACGTTTAAGACATTTAATTTTAAATCAAAATTTAAAATATCTATAATTTTTTGTGATTGATCTTTTATAAGCGCTCTTGAACCTATAAAGTCTGTGTTTAATGAAGACTCATCACTTCCAACAAATTGCACTAAAACAAAATCTTTTAATTGTTCTAATAAAGGTTTTATATTTTCTTCTTCGTTAGTATCAAAATATATTTCACTATATATATTCTCGTTTAAATCTTGATTTAATATACGTCTATAATTTTGCACCAAGTGAATTTTGTTACAATGAAAAAAAGAATCATAACATTCTACCATATAAACATTTTTAAATTTAGATAGAAATTCAGTATCATCAGTTATAGGACTTAAAGTGTAATCATAAGAAAAATTTACATTAGGATGATTATAAAATAGTTTATGCCAACTAGACATTACATTCACTTTATCAAGCTTATTAAGACAACTTGTAAAACAAATTTGTTTACCAATGCCCCCATTAAGAACATATAAATCTTTTTTAGACATTTAAATTACATGTCATAGATAATTTAGCTTTATCTATTTCAATAACCTCGTGATCAACAAACTTATCAAAACCTATACAGTTTTGATTTTCTAGTATTTCTTCTTGTCCCCCTATTATCCATTTTGATTTTCCATATATATTTTTAACCACTACAGCGTAATCATGATTGTGTTTTTTAAAAGAAATTGATTTTTTTCCATTACCAAAATAAAAATTGCAGTTAATTTCTCTATTAAAATATGTATTTAAGAAGTTTTGTATTTCCCTAGTATCTTTTGTGAAATACCCCACATTAGAAAGAATTAAAGTATATCCCTCCTCGTAACATTTAATACAGGCATGAGAGTCAATATAATCATCCATATGAAAAAAGTTTTGATGTTTAGAGCCATCTTCAGTAATAGCTTCTACGGTGGGTTGTCCATGTAAATATTGTTTTGGCCAACGTCTTCTATCTAGTATTTTTTCTAAAACATCCTCTTCTTTAAGATTAATTTTTTTATCTATTAATTTTTTAAAAAAACCATGATCCATTTCTTATTTTTGTGCACCAAGCATTTCTCTAGTGTCATATTTTTCTTCTTTATAGGGACCTTCTTGATCTACATAATGTAAAAACACAGTCATATAATGATCATGTGTGCATAATTCTCTCCAATGAAAATTAACAGTGCCATCAAAAATTAAAGCATTGTTTGGAACCATAGGAAATTTATAATTAATTTTGTATTTTGTATAAACATTATTTTTATTAAAATATTTGTAATCAGAATTTTCGTCTTCTTCCCCAATAAAAATTTCATAAGGTTTTTCAATTGGATCAGAACCAATACATAAAGCTACCGTATATTCACATGCATGCCTATCAGTATGAACTTTTAAATCAGATCCTTTATCATAAATTCTAAAATAAGAATATGTGGGAAAAAGTTTTTTACCAACATTTTTTTCAATTACAGGAGTGCTTAAATCCATCAAAGTTTCCATAGCGTAATCAGCGTAGTCTCCAACTAAAGTATGAGCTTGTGTGTCCATTTCAAATTCTTTTTTATTAGAAAACTTTAGAATACAATAACTATTCATAAAATTTAATAACTGTATGGGCAAAAACTCTTTAATAAAAATTGGTTCTTTCATATAACCCATCCTATCAGAGCATACCTAGTGCCCGCAGTTACTTTATTGACTTGATGTGGAAACATAAAATTTGAGGGAAATATGACTGCATCTCCTTCATTTTGAGGAAGAGTATGATGGCCTCCAGGGATATCAAATACAAATTCACCACCCTCATATTCATTATTTAAACAAATAGAAATTGAAAGTTGTCTCTCTTGACACTTATATCCAAAATCTTGATGAAAATTGTATCCCGCATTGTGTTCATTCGCTACATATTTTAAAAGATCGAGTTGTGAAATCTTTTGCACATTAACATTAGAATGTTTATTTGTGTAATGTTTTACACAATGCCAAATTTTTTCTTGTATTGCGAGAGCTACTAATTTTTGTCCAAAAGATTTATGGTCAAAGATACTTCTTGTAACACAATTTCTAACATCTTTTGTTACTTTTCCACCCACTATTTCAGCATCATGATAGTCATTATCAAAATAGCTAATTATTCTTTTACAAAGAATTTTGGGAATAACCTTTTTTACTTCTAAGATGTAGTTTTGCACTTATTTAATAAGTAATACTATTTCCTGATAGGTAATTATTTCTAGCTGTATCGGCTGCTGTTGTTGCTGCAGTTACAGCAGCAGAGTCATCTTCAGCGTTTGCATCAGAATGTGCACCATATGTTGAGTCATAATTAGTTTTCCAAACATCTTGAGCTTCCGCTCTAATGACTACATTAGTAGCCCATTGAGGAAAAGAAGATAAAGAATCATTTGCTCTAGTGTCTACATATTCTAGTGCACCAGTATTTGTTGAGGCATCCCACTGTAGAGCATGAACATTAGCATCTACTTCTGTATGAGATCTTAAATTAAGATAAACTTTATCATCTAAATAAACATCAGACTCAGTATCGCCTGTGCCTTTTGCAGGACCATTACCCGTTAAAGGACCATCCGCATCAAATATTATTGTAATTCTACTTTGAACTGTTGTGTTGTTTACGGTTGTTGCCATTTTTTTTCACCTTTTTAGTTGTTACCTTTTTGGGCTTCTTCTTAACTTTTACCTTATTATTACTTAATTGTCTAATGGTTTCCTCTTCCAAATTTTCGTCATTAGTATCAATAGCTTTTTGATGATTACCAATTATTTCAAATATAGAAGAAGCCGTTGCCATAGCTTTTTGTGCATCTCCACTTTGAGCTAAAACCTTAGTCATTATATTGTTTGACTGCACCATTTCATTTCTAAAAGACTCAGTTGCTGCCTGAACTCCTGCCGTTTTTGCTGAATTTTCTACAAGCAGTAAGGGAATCCAGGCTATAGAACATCCCCATTCTTGAACATCTAATCCTGTTTGAGGGTTTTTACCTTGAAGCATATTATACCAAACACATCGATGCTTTATACACTTCTTATTTAAAAGAGGACACTTACCATCAGGATCGAATATAGGCACTAATCTTTAGCGGCTACGATCACATTTGCAAATTTAATATTCATTGCGGGTATTGTAAGTGCAGTATCGGCAGTTGCTGCAGATGAAAGGGAGGAACTAGAAACACTAAATGGGTGAGTGTGGCCTCCACCACCGCCTGCCGGAGCAACGAAAGGACATCCTTGTTTAAATATAGGGTTATCATTTCTTCTACACAAAGCTTCTGCATTAGGTCCGCCTGGATTAATGTAAGTACAAACGTTGTGAGTATGACTAGCAATTTCTGGAGTGGATAATGTGTGAGAACCAACACTACCTGAAACAGAAACAGAACCTGAAACAGGAATTGCTCCTGATTGTAAAGTTCTACTAGCTGCAAATGTTGTTTGAAAAGTATCAGAACCACCTGTGCCTGCGCCTGTACCTGTGGTCACACGAAAAGCAGCATCACTTAAAGCCGCTGCAGTATCTTGTGTCCACCCTGTTGGAGCAGATGCTTGATAAAAAACCATTTTTGTTCCTGATGCAAAAGGTTCAACTCCTGTTAAACCCGCACCACTACCTGTAAATAAAGTAGCTTGAACTTGTCCATTACTTCTAAGTGTGATGTTACCACCACCTGCACCTAAATCTTGACCTGAAGCAACAGTAGCCCCCGCACTAAAAGTAGCAGCACCTTTGAAATCTGTTGTTCCTAATTTGTCGACAGCGTTAAACATTTTAAAATTAGCAGAACCGTCGTTATAAATATGTGAGTAGGCACCTTGAGCGATTGCAATACCGTTTGCTGTATGCCCTGTAGCTGCAATAGTTAAAGTTTGTGAACCTGCTGTATTATTAAAGAAAACATATTCACCTTCGGTAGCGGGTACAAATACAACAATGTCTCCTGTTAAAGTTCCTGTTAGTTCAATTACTTTGTTAGAAGACTCAGCAGTTGCATCTGCATCAGCGGTTGAAAGAGTAATATTGGCAGAACCTGCTACAGATTTAGTTAAATAGCCTCCTCCAAAAGCGTCTAAAACGTCTAAGTTATTGTTAGTTCTGGTACCCCAGGTATTGGCGTTAGCCCCTGTTTCCATCTTCTCTAATTTAAATCTACTTGTAAATGTACTTGCCATGTTTTTACCTACCTAAAATATATCTTTTTTTGTTGTTCAAGCAACACTTTTTATGCTGCATCTACCTCTGTCCAAGTATTACTTGCACCCGTTACTACATTTGCCCAAGGTGTTGCAAATGGATTTCCTGTGACTATTGATAAATCAACACCTGTCACATTGACTGTTGCCCCTCCTGTTGTTGTTGTGGTCCCCTCAGCAAAAGATAAGGCTACTGTTGAAACGCTTACAATTACACCTGTACCTACCTCTACAGTTTCAGTGCCTAAAGCTGAAGTCATACTTAAACTGCCAAGAGTGACTAGAGCATCGGCTTCTACAACAGCAGTTCCTAGAGCTGAAGTCATTGTGACTGCTGAAGGATCTACTTGTGTAAATATATCAATAACTGGAGTACCAATAGCAAAGTCTAGTTGATCAGAAGGTGCTATTACTGCAGCACTTCCTTCACCAGAAACAGTCGCTCCTGATAAAGCTACGCCAACGGTTAAACTATCTAAAGTTTCTACCGCTGTTCCTGTTTGAGATGTAGTGCCTAAGGCACTTGTCATCTCTAGTCCCGTTAGACTTACAATGACACCTGTTCCAACTTCTTGAGTAGTTGTTCCAAGTGCAGAAGTCATTACCACACCTGTGACACTAACCTCTTGTGTTATATTTTCATTCCAAGCAAAAGATCCCCAGGTATTTCTGCCCCAACCCGCATCTACTGTTCCTGAAGCAGTTTCATCACCTGCAGTAAAAGCCATAGAAAGGCTGCCAAGCACTACGCCTGTGCCTTCTTCAATTGCTAATGCTCCAGAAAGTTGTGTCTCGAATGAAACACCTGTAGGAAACGTAACATTTTCAGGTTCACCTACTGCAGTGCCTAAAGCACTAGTCACAGATAAAGTTGAAACGGCTACTAATGCATCGGCAACAACAGACTCAGTTCCTAAAGCTGTTGTTGTTGATAGTCCAGTAACAGATACTGTAATTGAGCTTTGTTGGCCCCATGCGCCTTCGCCCCAATTATTTTCACCCCAAGCATCTGCCATGGTAATGCTCCTCTATATTAAGATAATCTTAATATTGCACTTGAAGCATCATTAGTTGGAAATGCGATTGTGAATGTACCATTAGTTGATGTTTTTACTGCACCAAAATCAAGAACTGCAATAGCTGCATTTGTGTTAGCTGAAGATCTATTATAGATCAAAGCTGCTTGAGCAGAAATTGTTGCTGATGTAAAACTTGCGTTTGCAAAATCAACAAATGCTGTTGAAGCTGTTGCACTTGATGCTGTTAAGCCAATGGTTGGACTTGTTAAAGTAATACCACCTGCTGCGTATGTTCCTGAATTACCTACTTCGTTTGTTGCGGAATAGGCTGTTGTGTTTCCATTTAAAGTTACAGAGTTTGTGTACAGAGCGAGATTGATTGTATCATTATCAATGTCATGATCACCTGCTAACAGTTCCTTTTTAAATGAAGCACAGACTGCTTGATTAATTGTCATTTTATGTACCCCCTTTAGGATCTAATGATGTTAAAGGAATTCGTAGTACACCATCTACATACTCATCCCTGCGTTTTCTACCCATCTGCTCATCAGCAAAAAGCTTTAAAGCAGCAGTAAACTTAGCTTCGTATAATTGCATATCCTGTACATTTTTCAAGTAGGAAAAAGCTTCAACTAAAGTGCCATAGAGTAAAACCTCTGAAGCATTATTAGATAAAAAAGTTGTGGTATTTGTGCTGCTTATTCTTTCAGGAGTTTCATTGTACCACATTTCTATTGTATAGGCCGCATCAGGAGTTGGAGCTACCATTAAAGTTGTAGCATCCCAATTTGCCCAATATCTAGGTTCACCTGTAAAATTAGCATCAGTAGTTGATCTTTCTACTGCATACTCATCAATAAAAGTGGTATCTACTTGTTGCAACCATACGATAGTACCATCAGTTTTATGCATTTGTAATCCCCTGGCAAATCGAAAACCTCCTTCAGGACCTGAAACATCAAGGAAAGAATTGTTAATTTCAAGGGTGGTAGTAGCATATCTTCTCTGACTATCAGAATCTATAGCTCTATCAATTTTATTTTCTACATTTGTAATAAAAACATTAATGATTGAATCTGTAAGAACATCAGAAGTAACTTCAGTATAATTTCTCACATTTGATAATAATTCAGAATAATTCATGATATAATT